AGCTAAACCTTCAATCTCGCCTTCAGCTAAACCATATAGAACCTTGATAAAGGTTTTCGATTGAGCAGAATCTGGTGAAATGACAGGTTGCCGTTGTTTATTGCTGCCCTTTTTTGCGCCTACTACTGCATTCATAAGAAATCTCACGCAATAAAAAAGGCGCTAGAAAGCGCCTGTTAAATAATTAAAATTTACATCTGATCTTCAGGATATTGACCAGCACTGATAATGAAGCCGCCGATTTCCCGTTGACCATAAAGAATTGGAACAGGATTACCTTGTGCAACTGTAGTTACTGCACCGCCAAAGCCTTTGTTGGCACGGTTGCCGTCTTGGTTTTGGTCTTGAGTATTATCAATTTTTGGCATGAGCATTGATGCAACCCCTCCCATAGCCATGCCAGCACCTGCACCTATCAATGCAACCTGAGCAGCCTGACCAATACCTGGTATAAATGAAGCAGCTATCAGAATCGCACCAAGTACAAGTTGCAAAATCCCATTATTGCCACCAGCCCCCATTACACGCGGGACGATATGAATAGTGTCTGCTTCAGTATTCATATCAAGCTGTTCTTCACCGATATTGTCACCAGTGATTAGGCGCTTAGTTTCATGATCGTAAATTGCTGGGCGTTTCTTGCCTCGCTTATTACTTGAGTTCTTTATTTTTAAAAACACGGCAAAGCGTAGGCCCTGCTCATGTGCATGCAACATAAAGTGTTCAAAGCCAGCGATCTGAACAGATAAAGCCCGCATAGCTTCGCGCGTATTGGCAACATCGAGCTTAAATTCACGACCGAACTTTTGCCCCAAGATGCCGTACAACTTAATTGTTTTTAACATCTCTATGCCTCAAGATTTTTACCGTTCTGGTTGACCATTGCGGTCCATAGATTTCACGTATAGATTTACGGCCGTGAAGCTGATGCAAAATTAATGTATTGCCAATACAAGGTTCGGTATCTTCGGACTTCAGCATTGCATTATCACCAAGCCAAATGATGCAATGATTTGGGTGTTCTGTTCGTGGTACTCGGCAAATCAACATATCTCCATATTGCGGAGTGTCCACTTCATAGAAACCAGCTTTCGGAAAGTTATCAATCAAAATTGACGGATGATCTTTGTCTTCCCACCAGCCATCTTTTCGTTCAAAGTCTGGCAATTTAATACCTAGTTCGCGGTCATAAAAGTCACGGACTAGTGCATAACAGTCCTGATAATGATGAATATAATTACGCCCCACTAAGGGGGCGCAATAACCACAAGGTTCATAAACTTGAAAATCCAGATCTGGATAGGAGCAAATGACCCATGGCGTTTTATGTAGTTCAATTTGGATACGATCCAAATCAGTAGCTCTGGTAGTGCCATCTGGATGCGAATGAACATAAGCTTGAATTTCACCCTGATTTTCTGCAGACACGAGATCTTCAGGATCAATTTCAAAATTAGTTGTTTTATCCTGTTTAATAATGCCATTTTGATCATAAACTGTTGGGGCAATATTAGTGCATGGTAAATATTTACCACCTACAATTAGCCCGCAACATTCTTCCGGATAACATTTTTCTGCATGGGCCATGATTGCTTTTTTAAGTTTTGCAGTAAGTTTCATAAAACCTCACAATAAGCTTGAAGCCGGGAACCCACCAAACGGCAACGGTTTATTTTCACCAAATCGCAATCGGCAAGAACGTAAACGTCCTCCGCATCGATCAAGTGCCGGATTATCAGTTGGCTCATCTTTATCAGTGAACATTGCTACACCTGTGTAACCACATTCCTCGCCCCGGTACTTCCCGACCATGCACCAATGACAAAGTGAAGTTATTTGGCGAACTGGGATTTTTAAACCCTCAAAATCGATTGGATTGGACAGCTCGAAAGTCACTTGTTGTGCATTTTCAGATGTCTTTTGCTCGATGTACCAGATTTGTTCTTTAGCTTCATTCGAAGCAGTTGGATTGCCTTCTGTGAAGTTTTCAGCATCAAGGTATTTAGCAAGGGTGGTAATGACTTTAAGTTTTGCACCAGCAAAGTCTTTAAACTGCAAACAGTAAGCAGACACAGCATTTTGAATGCCGTTGATATTGTTGGCCATGCTTAAAGTTGGTGCTGAAGCTTTACCATCACTACGCATTTCAAGACCAGACACATCAAGTGCCATTGGCTCAAAAATTTGTCCCTGCCAAATAATATTGCGGTTCCATACTTTCTGACCACCAGTGTCAAAAACCTTACCAATGCTTCCTGAATCTGCACCGATCAACCCTTCGGAACCTATTGATGTGTAGATTTTTTCCCAATCTTGAAAAGCTATATGGCCATGAAAACGTAAAATGCCAGCACCTAAGCTGCTGGCATCTAGTTCATACAAGTGAATTAACCCATCGACATACAGCTTCTGAAAATCACTATTCAGACTCATGGGTTACCTCGTCATAAATCTGATTTCCATCCTTATCAAGAACTGGCACATCATCAAAAACAGGATTTCCTTCACTATCAACTGCTTGAGCCCATTCAAAAACTGGCTCACCATTTTCATTAATGACTGGTTGATTCGACAAAATAGGCGTACCGTTTTGATCAGTTTGAATGTGAGTTACTGGCTTTTTATAATTCTTGCCATCCACAATTACAGCTTTTCCTTCATCATCAAATAAATCTTCGTATTTAGTGATATAGGTCAATTGCGGTGCATATTTTACTTGCTGGACCATACGCGGTTGTTTTTCAGTACGTGGAATTTTTCTGACGATTGTCTTTTTAATACTGTTTAAACGAATGTCGATCCATCGCGGCTCACCATTTGCATTGTTCGGAATATCGATTGGTGCATCGAGATTCGCAACAATATCGCCTTCATCATTTAGCTTTTTCTTGAATGTCTTAATTTCAAGATCACCATTTTCCAAGGTCTGATATTCAACTGCACAAATCTTATTGCCATGAGTGTCGGTAGGAATTTCAATCCACCAGCCTTCTTTAGCAAAACCAGATGACCCTTTTACTAGATAATGCCCAATGTCTAGTTTCTCAAATGAAAGTGGTTGTTCGGCTGCTTCATCGTTAGGTTCGATTTTATCGGCAAATAATTTAACTACTGGTGAAGCTGCTTTAATAAATCCGTTTGCATCAACTGTAGTATTAGCTGTCGTACGAATACTATATCTAGCGTTGAAGTCAGTTGCGGCGTCGGTCCAAGTTGCAACTTCAATATTGCCTTGATTATATTGAAAACAAACAGCAACGTTAGTATCAGCAGTTCTCATGTACAAAGATGGAGAATATGGGGGAAATAAACTTCCAGTGTCAGCCCGAAAAATTTGAGACTGTCTTTGAACAGCATCTCTAATATTCCCCAAAGTTGAGATATTTACATAAGCTCTTCCTTCACCACCAAAACCGAAGGTTCCAACTTCCATCAGATTTCCACCAGCTTGCCCTACATATCGACTTGCCGCATGTGACCAGTTGGTAAAGTTTTCATTCATTTTTGCGCCAGTTGAGCGAAATGTGTCGCCGCCAGCACCCGTTGGGGCAGTGCCAAGATTTACTGTTTGAATCGTCATTTTCTTACTCGCATAAAAAAGCCCCTAAAAAGGGGCTTTAAAGGTGTTTAAATTAAGGGTAAAAAACTTGGGTGAACGTCGTTGAGATTTGCCATACATCACCGCCAATTTGGCGCGGTTGATATTCAGGACTTGTTTTAACTCGAACTTCACCGTCTAGTGGTGAATCCCAAAGGAAAGAATCCGCACCCTTGTGCTGATCGAAGAATGCTTTGATTTGCATAATTTCAGCTTTATAAGCCGTTCTTTGATATGTCCATTCACCAGATCGGTTATTAATACCAATCGAAGTATTCTGTTCATAACCATCGCCAAATTTGCTTGATAACGTATTAAAGCGCTGCGTATTAGTATTGCCATCTAAGTCGCACTTGAAAGTGAATTTAAGGTTGCTCATGATTTTTTGGCCAATCAATTTTCATAGTTTCTGATCTGTCTTTAAAACGTTTTTTGCAACTTTCTAGATCCTGCGTATTTTGATCTGGAGCAAATAACCCCCCACGCCTACTTTCACGAACTGCCCATTCTTTTACTTGTTTGCCTATTAAGTCAGCAACTTTAGAACTCTTAGATTGTTTTTGAAAAATGAGTGTGAACGACAACCCAAAGACGAAACCAGTTGCATATTCAATATGATTAGACTTAATCAAACTTAAACTTATGTAAAAAACTGCAGTTATCAATAAAGCAAGCAGAAAAGTCATAAGATACTTTTTCACTGTTGTACTCCCATTAAAAAACCCACTCGTTCGAGTGGGTTCAAGCTAATTTATGATGGTAGCAATGTGATTTCTTTACCACCCCTGTCGTTTGGACATTCGGAATCGTTTTTCAATCTTTGCATCCACCATTGCCTCATTTTGTCTCTGATACTCTTTTAAGATAACTGTTAACTCCTTACCATCCCATTCAGAGGTAGCATCCACTTTTTCCGAAGTTTGATTGATAATGGTCACCGTGGGTTGAGACTTCTCAATTCTTCCAGAATTAATCGCATCAAATTGTCGTGCCTCCCGTCGGGTTGCTATAGCTTCACTAGTATTATTAGAAACATAACCTCCATTTGCATAACCACTTGGTTTACTTTGACGCATGCTTTCAACAACGCTAACACCACCCCAGCGTTTGATATCTTCTTGCGACCATACGACTTCGCCTTTATGCACAATCCCTGCTGGAGTGTGTTTAAGACCATTACCGGTATAACCGCCATCCGCAAATCCTTGCGGGGTTGCAGCTTGGATGAGAGATACAAATGTACCTGATTTAATTGTCGCGATCGCTGCTGCTGCCGCTTTTTGGTACCAAGTACCTGGCTCATTTGCGTAAGCATCTGAAGCAGCTTTCCACATGTTCATTCCAGCCTGCGCCAATGCGAATGCCCGCTGACTTTCATAAAGAATGCGGTATGCACTTGATGACTCACCAAGCATATTTTTAAACATGCCAGCCAATGCCCCTGTGACACTAGCTCCATAACCCAACTGGAGATTCATTGAATCATTTTGATAAGTAGATTCAATCAATTTCAAACGCTCAAAGTGTTCCTTCATGATTTGTTCACGTTGTGCATTTAGAGCTACCATATTTGCATTTGGATCTTGTTCCTGAGTTTCAATATCAGCAAGCTGGCTATCAAATACTTTTTGAGAAGCATCATAACGGCTAAAGCGCTCCTGTTCTAAAGCGAATTGTCCACTATTACCAGTGATACTCGCCTGAATACCATCCCAGTTTTGAACAGCATTATTCACTTTATCGCGTGTCTCTTTATCCTGATTGGCTTTAGATAATGCGATTAGCTTTTGCCGCTCTTCTATAGAAAGCTTGGTATTCTTAAGAATTTCCTCCCGTTCGAGTCTGTAACGTTCCTGCATGGCTTGGGTTTCTGTCAGTAGAGCTTGTTTAGCCTGAAAAAGACGTTGCTCTTGAGCAAGTTTTAGTAAACCTAATTCTTGTTGCTGCTGTAACTTAAACGAATCAATCGCAATTTTGCGCTGTTCTTCTGTTAATTTCCCCTCAGCAACCAGACGTAATGAATTGGTTTCATATGTGTAATCAAGCTTTTGTTCTTCAGTCCACTTATAACCATTTACTTCAAAATCAAATTGTTTTTGAGCTAATTTATCTTCAGCATCAAAACGCTCATTAATTTTTGGGATTAAATTTGATTGACCTAAAATGGTTGCTTTGTTGATTTCCTCCTCTCGTCTTTTGCTTCTAGCAACTGTTTCTGAGTCATATGTTGCCTGTAGCTGTTTAACTTCCTCAAGAGTTTTAGCGCGTGCCTTATATGCTTCATCTTCGAACTTCGAAAGATCGCCGATTGCTTTTGAGGCTGCTTCGGGGTTATCTCCTAAAATTTTACTAAGCTGATTATAGTAAGAGTCTTGTTTGGCTAAATGCTGTGAAGCTTTATCTTTGCCAAGCTTTTTCCCTTCATAATCCCACCCGATAAAATTTTTCCCCACGATTTTTTCTAAACTTCGATAGTCTAAATCATCATTAAGAAGAGCGGCTTTAGATTTGCTATAACTTTTATTAGTCATAACCTCTTGCAATAAAAACTTAGCTTGCGCATCTAAAGCATCTTGGGTTTGCTGGATTTTTCCATTTTTATCTAAAACACCTTGTCCCTGTAAGGACTGCATGAGTTTAGTTGAGCGAGTCTTTTGCCAAGAAATAAATCCAGTATTTGTATAACCATTATTTTCATCCTTATGGCTACCAAACATTGCCTCATTTCTAAAATCATTCTCGCGCCCAACTTGAGCTGTCATTACTCGTGCTTGCTTATCTCCCAATCCAGCATTACGGAAAGCCTGATATACACGAAGCATATTTCTCACTCGCTCATTATTCCCTGCAAGTAGAACAGCTTGTTTGGCAGACTCTTTGGTTTGCTTTCTTTTAGCTTCAGTTAATTTATCTTCTCGCTCCTGTTGTTCTTCGATGATCTTGAGATTTCTAAGTGCGCTATCAATTTCATCTTTAGACAAAATCGCACTCATTCCTTTAGCTTTTTGCAGTTCTAAAATGGCATTAGCTTGAGCAACGGTGTAACCTTTATCAAGCCATCCTGATTTATAGATTGAGTCAATAACGCTATCTTTTTGCTTGGCTTGATAATCTTGTAAAGCCTTTGTTGCCTTTTCAGCCTCACTAGCAGTATTCCCCAAAGCATCCGCTTGCTGTTGATGCTGAGCTGCTGCATTCTGGGCTTTATTACCGGTTAAAGTTACTTCAACACCGAAGATTTTTAACTTGTCAGCAGATTGAGCTGCTTTAACTGAATTTTGATCATATTGGGCAGCTTGCTTTTTAAGATTTTCATATAGTTCTGTAGGCAACTTAATTTTATTTAAACGCTCGATAGCTTCTGCATAACTAATAGTTCCTTTGCGTGCTTCTTGGGAAATATTTTCTACTTCCCTGTTGCCACGAGCATAGTTTTCTATATCAATTAATGCAGCTCCTACAGCAAGAGATGACTTACTCAAAGCTTCATTTTGGGCATTGAATGCTGCCGTTAAATCATCAACTGCCTTTGTTTTATCATTGCCAGCTAATTTCTTTAATGCTTCGTCTGTCTTTTCTGCAACTCGAGCCTGTTCTTCAAGCTTTTTATTAGCTTCAGCTGTGTTGTCTCGCATCAAAAGATATCCAGCTGCTAAACTTGCTACTGTAATCCCAATACCAACTGGACCACCAAGTAAACCTAAAAGCCGTGATCCTATCCCTACACTAGCCGCACCTGCCGCTGCCGATCTAGCTTGTGCTGTTGCCAGTGCACCTTCCGCTACTGCCAACTCTCTAGTAACTTGAGCCTCAATTTTCTTTAACTCAGCCATACGAGTTAATGTCGCTGTTCTGCCTTTTTCAGTAATTTGAGATTTAAGGCGCTGTACTTCTAGAGCTTTCTCAGCCGCAATAGCAGCTAAAGTTGCTTGAGTATTTGCAACAACGGCTTGAGTGCTAATTACTTGTTGAGCAGCAGCAGCGCGCTCGGCCTGAATTGCAGCATACTGCGTTACGGTTTGAGCAGCTAATTCCTTCGTTTTTGCAGCTACAGCAACACCTGAGGCATAAATTGCAGGAATGTAGGTTCCAAGCCAATAAGCACCACCAACCATCATTGCAGAAGTTAAAACATCTAGGTTTCCGGCTAAAGTCTGAATGTTGTCCGCTAAAACTTGTGCTGCACCTGAGCCCTTTCCTGACTCCCCAACAAATTTAGTAATCTCGTTGTTGAGCAGCGTCAAAGACTGTCCAATAGTGATATCGGTTTTTGCAAAGAGTGCATCAACATCTTTTTCTACATTTCGGAGTGCTTTTACAATCTCTTGAGATGTAATTTTCCCTTCAGCCGCAACTGAACGCAATTCGCCTACGGTGATTCCCATACCCTGAGCAATTGCTTTTGCTAATGCAGGGGTTTGCTCCATTACAGAGTTAAGTTCTTCACCACGCAAGGTTCCACTTGCTAATGCTTGTCCAAACTGAACTAAAGCAGCATCAGCTGCTGATGCACTCGCCCCACTGATAGCAACAGCTTTAGACACTGTTTCAGTTAAACGAGCAGTGTCATCCATTGTGAGATTAAGTGTTTTTGCATTATCACTAAAACGTTGATACACCTGCAATACAGAATCCCAAGCTGAATATGTCTTTTGAGCAATTCGGAAAGTGTCCTCAGTAGCCTTATTTAGCTCAACTTGGTTGTTAGTCACTAACTTAAGACGGTTCTGAAGGCCCGTATAAGTGTCCATATTATTAATGGCAGCACTTACAGTAACCAATCCAGCCATGTAGCCAGCAAGTTGGCGCGTTGCCACAGACAAACTATCCATTGATTTACTTGCAAAGTCTCCCTTGCGCTCAATGCTATCTAATTCATTGCCTAGATTACGCGCATTACGTTCAGCATTTTTTGAATCTATGACAATTACTAAACGAGATTCTTGTGCCATCTTACTTTCCTCTAGGCAATAAAAAACCCACTCAATGAGTGGGTTTGTGAATAAAGTTGCTTTACCAATCAGCATTAACTTTTTGTTGAGTTTTGATCTTTTCAGCCATTTGATCAGATGATTTATTTAATTCATCCATAATTATTTTAGCTGATGGATAATTTTCGGTAATAGTACGATTGGTTTCACTATAGCGAACTCCGCTAATTACCTGTGCTGGTTTATAGTGAGTAAGATTATCGTAACTTACTTTCATTTTCCCATCTTTTGTATCTACGCGCACTGTGAAATCTACTCGATCACCAGCAGTAACAGTCATACAATCAGCAAACCCAGAACAACGGTATGGCATATTACCTTTGCCAATAATTGAACCCGTAGTCTTATCTTCGTACTGAATTACTGCATTTGCTGAGCGAAAAGCTGTTGCAAACCATTGACGTGCGCCATCATAAATTTGGCCTTGCTTTAATCCATCTATTTGATAAACCTTTTCAAACTTTACAGGTTCTGATGGTTGCTGAGGGGTAGTAGCACACCCAACTAATCCCAAACTCAATAATCCAGTTGCCAATAATTTTTTCATGAATTTCACCGTTTGTTATAAAGTGTACTAACTTTAACAAACTGGTTACTAAATGTCACATAAAGCAAGACCACCCGAAGGTGGTCTTTTAAATCAGGCTATGCATGTAAAAGTTTTTCAGCACCAGCGGCCAAAAAAGCAGAACGAGTTTTAAATCTTTTATCTTTACCTACATTATCATCAATCTTGCGAATTAAACGGCTAGGTAAAGTTACGTTGATTTTTTCAGGCTTACCAAGATAACGACTAACATCCACCTCAGTAACAGCCCAGATCATGCCTTTATAATCTGGATCATCTACAAATTTTGCTAAGTCAGATGCTAATGGAATTTCTTCTCCATCTTCAGCAAGGATTTCTAAGTGGCCAGAAATTGCCTCTTTAACGTTCTCGATGGCTTCCTCTAATGTATCGCCTGCGCTAAAACATCCTGGAATATCTGGAACGGTGACACCAAAGGCCTCGGTGTCTGTACCTCTCTCAATAGCAATTGGATACAACATTGCACTCACCTCATGTACAAAATCGTACTGCGAAATAGGACTATATGAGTCTGATTGAAGCGGGTCACTTTAGACCCGCTTGCTTCAAAATGCTTTTAACAGTTCCGCTTGGTAAATCCTTTTTAGGATGCGGGATAGTAACTAATCCCTTTTTGGTTGGGTGTTTGAAGTGATGATGACTTCCTGAAACCCTAACCTCATACCAACCGTCTGCTTCAATCATTTTGATTAAATCCAGACTTTTCACACCGTCCCCTTATTAACTTGATGAGATAATTATAACCCTAGGGTTGTTTTCAGTAAATACCTCTAGGGTTATTTTTTGGTAGAATGCTTCATTTTTTTATGCGAATCATCAAGAAAAATATTATCCATAGCGAATATGCAGTCGTTAAAAATATCTCTGTCGACTGGTAGTTCATAATGATCACAATATGCAGATATAGATGAAATATCTAAGGCTAGAGGAATACCTTGCTCATAACGTCTTGAGCGTGAAATGATGTTATATGCCGTTAATATTGCATGTGAGGTAAATGAATATTCAGGCTTCTGGAATTCTTCTGGCTTCTTCAAATTTAAGGCTTGGGCGATTGCCGTTTGCTTCTGGTTGTAGTCACTCGCTTCTTGCTCTGAGTTGAACTTTGACCAGTTGTAGAGCTTGAGGACTTTCCCACCACTTCATCCTTATAAGAATCTGCTTCTTTTTGGATGTTTTCTGCTTCTTGTCTCACAAACAACCAGATTGCTACGCCAAGATCACCTAGATTCAACAATTTAATTGCATTTTCCTGCGAATATTCTGGTTCATACACAATCAATTCTTGGTTTTCGGTTACTTCTTCAAAAACTACGCCTTTCCAGTCCTCAATTAAATGGCAGGCTGCAGCTTCAAGAAGCAATTCATGATAGAGCTTGTCATCTTTACTAGCTTTACTTACGTCATAACCTTTAGATGTGATTTGGTTATTTGCTCGTTCAAGAGCTACTTGATATGGTTTATATGCGATACCTCGTATCTTAAATTCAGCTAAAACATTGCCATCGCCATCAACATACTCCCGCCATTTGCTAACTGTTTTACTGGTCTGAATGCTTACTTTTAAAGCCATTTTAAACTCCAAAAAAAGCAGCCCTAAGGCTGCTATCAGATTAATATTTAAGGCGCAGGAACTGCTGCTGGTGTACGAGTAATTGTTGGTGCTACTTCTACGACTTTATATTCGAATGAAGCATTTAAAAGATCTGAATTACCACCACTAGGTAATGGAGCTGTAATTTCAGCTTTAGGAATAAAAATTTCATATTTATTCCCATCTGTATCAGTGATTGGAACTTTTAATGAAATCGTTTTGTTAGTGAATTGCTTTTCATACATATCGGATGTATTGCGTGACCAAGCTGCGGTAAATGAACCTGTACCTGTTGCAAGCATTTCTAGGATTGCACGTGCATCAATACCACCACCTAAACAGCGTTGTAGCTGCATTGTGTTATCCCAATTAAATGTAAAAGCGGTCAAGCATGAAATCCCAGCTTGAGAAACGCCGTCAATTAAAATGTCACCTACAGAGACATTCGACATTTTAGGATTGTTATCTGCCGCTGTAATTGTTCCAGCCGGTGCTGAAGAAAAGTTTGTACGACCAAGAGCCATAAGGCCGAAAGTCATTGTAATTAAGCCAGCTTCAGGAATATCAATTCCAAAAGTGTTTACATGACACCCACGGAAAACATGGTAGTCATTAACATCTTCAAAGCCACGTAAAACAGAAAATGTTTGACGAAGTGTGCCACCAAAAGTTAATACATTTGACGACCAATTATTAAAAGCAGCTGCAGCCATTAAGTCTTGAACTAATGAACTGTACTTCGCTTCACATTTTAATTCCCCGGCATACTCTGCACCGGTAATCATTGATGAACGTGCAATACGGCCACTTGTGATTGAGTTAGAGTCTTCCTTTGTTACTGTCGCATCAAGGCCATTTTCAGTAAATTCAAAGGTCGTACGTACGAAGGGTGATGGTGTGGTACCAACAGTGGTTTCCTTCGCGATTTGTGTTATCTGACGTGCACCACTCGACATGGCTTTTACTCCTTATAGGCATAAAAAAACCACCTCGAAAGGTGGTTACTAAATTAGGAACATAAAAAACCGCCCTCAGGCGGTAACTTCTTTAAAACTTAATATCAATCATCCAAATCAACACTTACTCCAGTAACAATATTTAAATTTGGTCCATTTATGCTATTAACATTAGCGAGGCGAATTTTTACATCAGAAATACATAATTTATTAGACAACTGCCATTTACTTAGCTCCTTAGCCATTACATCTGCCAAGTGTCGTTCAAGCTCTTGTTTTTTAATTTCAATTTCTTCTAATGTAAGCATGCAAGACATATCAATTCACTCTGTATCCAATCGTAATATTATATTGAACAAAGTCAGCATCTTGACCGGAATAAATTGATTGTCCATTCAAACATTCTAAATGTTCGACTGAGAAATATTCAAAATGTGCCAGCAATGCATCACTAAGTTCTGTTATTTCCCTGTCTCCAGTATTAGGACGGGCAAAACATTGAATTAAGATATTCCCAGTACGGCGTGTACACGGCTTATTTCCTAGTCCAGCAATAAAACTTGGTCCTCCCGTAATGGTTAAACGACACCACACACCTTTTGTTGGTACCGTAAAACCTGGTGCATTTGGATACTGGATTCTATCTTGAGAAATCCCTGTAAAACTCATCATTCGGTCCACGATAGCTTGTCTAGCTTGCTCTAAAGTCATTGCCATTTTAGCCACCGTACTTTTGAGTAATATAAGTAAACGTTGTGCTATAAATGCCCTGCGGTGCTTGATCGGACCAACCGTTTTCTAAACGCTCAGCATATGGCTGATTGTTTTGAATATAGATCAAACTCCCTAACTTAAACTTAACAGCTTGAATCGCGGCATCTTGCACCGCATTTGTAGAAGGCTCTCGCACACCGTAATCACCAGATCCAATAGAAACAATATGCGATGCCCGATAAGCTCCAGTATCAACAGGACTTAGATTAACCAAGGATTGCACAGCATCCATGGTGATTTTTTTTACATGCTCATCTGCCTGTTTCTCAACTTCAAAACTAAAGCTGCTCGGCCTTGCTCCCTTCCACCCCATGTTTTTTAACCTCACTTGCTTCGAACATTTCAAAAAGGTCTTGAGCGATCGCTTGTATCGAATACGCTTCAAACTCAACACTCGGATCGCGCTCACCCATTCTCCGTTTTACTATTTGCCAGATATGAACGGCTTCATGTAAAAGCAATCCATAAACTTGAATTTGATCTTTATCTTCAGTATCACCGATCTGGACAATCGCATATGCACCATCAGAAAAAGTACTAACCTGTGCATCTGCTCCCATATCCAAAAATTGATCGGCTTTATCCATATCTTCAAATAACAAATCCATGTGTAGTTGATTTCGAGCAAGCGTGTACTGCACATGTTGGAATGGCGATATATACCATTCAGGAACATAATCAGAATTAACCATGGTTTAACCTGTTAACTCGGTAAAGGCGTTTCAGTCGCTTCTCTACCATCAAATGAGTTATGAATAAAAATGCCATCCTCATATTTGGGATGGCATTTGCAATGAAATGTTGAATGGTGTTTTAAATCATTTTCAGGTATCACCTGAACGCTGTCATAAACTTCAAGTGCAGTCCAAGTCATTTTTGCTCCAATAAAAAACCCACCGAAGTGGGCTTTGAATTATTCAAAAAGTGGTATTTCGCCTCTAAATTGTGGAAACTCTAATAATGCTATTGCTCTAATTTCCTCTGCCAGAACGGAATCACCATCATTATGTTTTCCAATATTAAGATAATAATTTTTATGATTGTGTATATGATAAATAATCCATTCACCTGTTAGTTTTCCGTTTTCTATACGATCCAGATATTGCTTACTAGAGCTTAAGTAAGCCAACTTTGAAACTTTTTCATTTAAAGTTAAATTGGGATCATTATAAATATCTATAAAATCCTTATAAAAATTGGGGTTTGAATTGATCTGACTCTTAATATTTAAAGACATTGAACTTAACCCGATTTGTTCAAAGTGTTTATGCCACAAACCCTTCAATGGCATATATTTAAACAGAGTAGGTGGTTTCATTCTTTTGTAATTTATATCTGGATTTTCTAAGTTCCTCATTTCACTTAAGATCATATCTATATTAGCCCCCCTAAAGAATGCATAGAACATTTTTATTAGGAAAACTGAAGTAAATCTTGATTCGGTAATTTCTTCAAAATCACTATTCATAACTAAATGGAAAAATAAATGAACTTCATCCTGAAGATGGTCATTATTGGCTTTTATATTTTCATATATTTTTTCGACTCTACTCATAATATCCCCCTGCTCAGAGGGATATTAGATCAAGTATTTAAACCTTTCTCAACTGACATTTCCAAATAGTTGCAGCGGGATCCTGTTGAATGTGTTTGACACGAAAAGTACCTAAGGCTGTTAGCCATTCATCATCTATTTTCGGCACCATGGTTACTTCATTCTGCAGCACTGTAGCCTTTTTATCTGTGGCCAATACTCCAAGCGTCTGAATCTCATATTGACTGTATGAGCCAAACAGAACGCCACGCCCTTCATAATGCTCAATGATGTTTTCCGAAGTATTTGTCTTAGGGTTCCAGTTGGTACTAATAACGCGGTCACAAGTAAAAGAATGAACGGCGTCAGCGAGGTCTTCATTAAATGCTTCAGCAATATCTGCCTGAATCTCGTCTCTTAAGCCCATTAGATTTTCCTGATAAAAAATACAGATTTTCTTTTGCTATACGGCTTGATCAAATCCAGAATGAATTGCTCGATCGCACTCAGTTTTACTGATCCATCCTGATATTCCTTTTCGGTCTCCACCGTATCAGCTTTGACTTTCTTACGTTTTAGTGCCTGTTCCTGCCCTTGATATAGATCACCTTTCATAATGCCTTTGATAATTTGATAGGAGGCAGTTTTTAAGGGTTCAGGTACTTGGGTAGCATCCTCGTAAGGCTTAACATTACGTGCTAATAGAAAAGCTTCTGACATCTGAAGGTATTGAGCCTTATCACTGGCAGATAAAGCATCAAAGCTTTCAACATGTTCTATCGCTTCTTGTTCAGTGATAAAGCCCATGGATTATTCCTTTGGAATTAATGCTAAAAGTTCATCTTTTTTAGCGCCTGGTTCAAATGCAATGCCTTTTTCAGTTAGTACAGCTCGAAGCTCATCTACTTTTAAACCTGAATAGTTAATTGGTTGTGGTTGAGTATCACTTGGTTTTTGGCCGTCTTCAGGTGTTTGATCACCTTCACCTGCTTCCAGTTCAGCAATACGTGCTTTCATTGCCTCAGGATCATTTTGAAAGGCAATAAATTCGCCCTTCACAGTTGCCAGTTGTTCTTCGAGTTCAGCAATTTTTGTTTCTGTCATTTGTTGTCTTTCCCGTGCACGGTTAAATGATGAAAGTCCCATATGTGGATCTCCAAAAAGATAAGGCGGTGTTACCCGCCTTTTAGTTATTTGATCTTGTGCCTGAATGCCACAATACGGATCTGTTTAGGATCGTAGACACGTTCCCAGTTACCGGCTGTAGCAAGACCGGCATTATTAGGTGCAATACCTGTATCGCCTGCCCATTTAATGCCACGAGGATGTAGCACAAAGTGACGGCGGTTAATAAGAATATCAGTACCAGCAAGGCTATCACGGTCTGTTTCTACACCAACCGGTGCACCAATATCTTGGAAACCAATTGCACCTTGACCAAACAGGAATGAAGTAAAGACATCACCCTCCACTGGCATACCGTCATCGACAATCACACGGCGATCCATAAAGGTTTTATAGAGCACCACACCATCAGCATCACGTACGGTTTCGATCAAACCTTGTTTAGCTAATGCAGCCATGGTTGCCGAGTGCATTGCAATAGCCGTTAATTTATCTACGGCATCACCCAACTTATAAGAAGCATCAACAAAAGATACACCATCAATTACAGCGGCAGCTCCAGTTCCAGCAGAAATATCGTGAGTATTTCCTGCCATGCTGGCCGCCCCGAATACACCTTTAAGGGTGTTTACGGTAAAACCTTGAAACTCACGCGACCAGTAATCTGCCACCAGATCACCAACCGCACCAAGTGGATCGTCACCAGATAATGCTTTAGCCAAATCATTAGCGCCCCATGCTTTACCACGTGCATGAAGAATCGCAATGTCCTTGCCTGAAGTGATGTTATTTACAGATAAAGGTTTTGAATCTGAAAGTACTTCTGACTCACCGCTTAAATCATTCCAGAATGGGATATTTACAGTTGTACCACCCTCTGTTCCGAAAGCTACATCTACATCTAAATCCCCAACAATGCCAGACTGCCATAATGCTGACCTTTCAGCAGTTTTATTTAATACGTACGGAGTGAATAACTCGGGTACGATTACATCAGCAATTTTTGTGTCGCCCATTAGGCTTTACTCCTTAAATTTTAATACCGTGTTTTGCCGCTAGCTCTTTAGCTAGTTGCGGATTTTCATTTCGTAATTGCGCCAATTTGGTCATATTTACCGAGCCATCTGCTTTGAGAATGTCTGGCTGACCTTTTGAATTGTTGCTACCTGGTGCGCCCATACCATTTGGTTTTGGCCAGAAATACGGTTTTTGCTCACGTAGAGATTCAACCCATTCTTTTGGCGATAATGCTGTTTGGCCATCTTTGCCGATGACCACTTCTCCGTTTTCATCAACTGCCACAGCTTTACCGTTTTCATCTAATGCAAATTTTGACTGAGCTAAAAAGGCAATATCGGCAGTAGCTTCAGGCAATGCTTCAAGTTCAACAGCAGCCTGTACAATTTGGCTTTGTATCACTGATTGCTTGAATTTTTGTGCATAAGCTTCAGCTTTATCTGCACGTTCTTTTTCGGCCTTCAGTAACTTTTCATGTTCTTCACGCATCTTCTCGGTACGCTTCTGAATCACTTCGTTAACCTTGCCTTCCGCGATTAATTTGGCCTCTTCATCCTGGTCAATTTGTGCAAAGACTTTTTTAACAATTTCAGGATCGATCCCTTCAAATTGTTTCTGAAGCTTTTGAAGTTCCAATTTTGCATTCTTAGCAGCATCTCGCTCGCTTTGAAGTGCAGATTTCAAACCTTTTGGATCTTCATAACCTTCCAAATCAAGGCGAAACTTCCCGTTTTCCTCAACATATAGAGCGCGGTGCTCTTCTTTGATTGCATCAAGTGAATCAACAATAAATGGCAATGACATGTTCAAACCTCTCGTTTGATTGGTGTGAAGCCTTATCTCAAGGCATAAAAAAAGACAGCCCTAAGCTGTCTAAGAAAAACCCCCATTAAAAATGGGGGTTAAGTTTCAGATTTAATTATCAGTTTCAGGCTGATAATGTTTTAAAAGCTTATGATCAAAATCTTTTTCATAAAGTTTTCCATCTTTATCTGTCCATACAACACTTACTTCAGTCGCCCGTTTTTTGGATGCTGATACGCATATCAACAAAATTGTTCCACAGCTCAGGATCTACACATGCTGGTAGTTCAACTGAACGTGGATTAAATTCAGATGTTTTTACTGATTTAGGTTTTTCAGAAACAGGCTCTCTTTTTTTATTTATTTTTTTATTACTTTGAGAGTTGTTTTTGATAGTGATACTTTGTGTGTTAAAAATTTTTACTAGCAGCGGTAAAAAATTTTTACTAGTGTAGTTAAAATTTTTAACTAGCAGTGGTAAAGAATTTTTACTAGTCTGTCCATAAATTTCAGGTAGTAAAAATTTTTTACTAGGGAATTTAAGCACTAAACCAACGCTAGTATCGTTACCTAATTTGAATGTATTTCCATGAATTGTGCTTGGTTGTTCCACGACTAAACCGACCTTAATTAATTCATTAAGGCACTTCACAACAGTTGGTCTACTCTTCCCTGTAATCTCTTCAAATTGAGATAAAGAGATGGAATCCATCTCCTTATTCCAACCGCGAGTTTTACGGCAAATAACCAAGTAAATTTTGCATGCAGCATCAGAGATTTTATTTAAAACCTCATCGACAAATGCATTAGGCACTTGAAAGGAATTAGGCACAAAATTACTCATGTACACCGACCTTAGGCTTTACATACCCACCAAATTTTTGAAGCAAGTCAGCATTAGCCAAACTATTAACGATCTGCCCTGCTAACCACTGATTAATGCGAAAACGCTGTGCCATAGTTTGTGAAAATTCTTCACGCGTTATTGCAGCATTATTTTCGTCATAACCTTTGGCTCTTAGATTTTTACGGTTACGATCATGTAGCTCATTGAGAATCACTAACGCTGGATCAAAGAAGGACTGAATTTCCTGAGTCTGTTTGTACTCAGGTTTATACTTAAATTGACTATTCATGACACCTCCGCTAATGCTTGCTCAGCTTTTGTTAGGCGGCGTTTAGCGTTGAGCTCTGCTACTGTTGCTGTACGGATTTCTTTTGATGAAACCAGAATCAAATGATTCTCCGATTTGATAGTCCACAACCTAGTCAAAGTTTTATTTTTAACTTCAAACAAATCATTTGATTTGAAAGTACGGCACTCTTTAGTAAGTACTACAACGTCACCTATTAAAAAATCTGGTGAGTTGAGTTCGATTGGTTGTTCTGATAAATTGTTTGTGTTCATTTGATCCACCTCAATTGAATGCCTAACCACTCCTGTTACAGCAGGTAGTGGTTTTTTAATATCCAAGCTTTTCTTTTTGACCACTGATTTCGTCATGAAATAAGTCATCCACCGTTTCTATACGGTTCATCCAGCTTTTAGACATAACTAAAAGTGCAGCAACACGTTCTTTATCAATGCTCTGATAATCTTTAGGAACGACTTTTAAACCAAGTAAACTCAATAGCTCGCAAAACATTTCAATTTCATTCAAGCCATTGTTTTTCTTATCCGTTTTAAGCCGAGTAATAGTGCTTGGATCAACTTTTAATTGTTCAGCAATCTCTTTTTGATTGCTTATATCAAGACCATGCAATATGCGGGATACGCCATTTCTGGCGCTTGCAGATATATCAACTGATAATTTGCTCATGGTTAGGTCCTAAGCATTTGAAGTAGTTCGTTTGATTGGTTCTTTGCCATTTGCCAAATCTCTGATTTGGTATTCGCGAGCTAAAGGAATCTTTTCATTTGGCCACTGGTAAACAGCAGGTGGCTCAATTCCTAATAACTTTGCTAAGCCAACACCATTGACACCAAGCAACTCATAAGCTTCCTGTTTGGTCATTTGTGCAACCTCAAAAATAAGATTTCTTAGTATTAAAACAAAGATAACTTATTTTTGCAAGATGTAAGATAACTTATATGAAGAATCTAGAAACTATGGGTCAGCGTATTCGCGCCTTACGAAGAGAAAAGAAATTAACCCAAGGCGAGTTGGCAAAAATCGCCGGAGTTAGTGCGCCCAATGTCACTGGTTGGGAGAAAGATGCTTATGCTCCTAAAGCAGACCCATTAAGCAAAATGGCCGCTTATTTCGGAGTGTCGACTTCATATATAACTAATGGAGATGAAAGCGGCCCTAAGTTGGATAGCACTGTTACACAATTGAAAGTTCTGGATATCGAAGCTTTTAAGAAAAAATACAATATTCCCGATAGCGAAGATGCTGTTAAATTTCTTGAAACACCTGTTAAATCATTCCCCACCCAAAAAAGATATGTTCCTGTTAAGGCTTACTCCAAGATGGGCATGGATGGCTATTTCACAGATATGGGTTATGAAGGCAATGCTGGAGATGGGTATGTTCCAACTCACTCAGCAGGACCAAGAGCCTATGGCATTAAAGGCACTGGCGACTCAATGTTTCCAGCAATTCGTAATGGCTGGTATGTTGTATGCGACCCTGATGCAGAGCTTGTGCCGAATGAGTTTGTTCAGGTGTGCTTGAAGGATGGAAGATGCACAATTAAAGAATTTGTCGGCATCAATGGTGGGGTTTTAAGTTTGCTTTCTGTGAATGGTGGTGAGCGATTTTTCTTTGAAATGGACGAGGTTGAAAGTATTACCGCTATTACAGATATCGTGCCGCCAAGTCAGCACAGACAAGAACATCCTTATTCGCATTAATCACAGGAAGACTTATGGACAACTCTAAACTACCAATCAACCAGATTATTGCTCGCATCAATGATGCTGCGAAACATGGTGAAGCTTTGGTGCTAACCGCCGAAGAAGTGAAGATTCTTTCTAAAGATATTGGCGACAAAGTCTTTATTCCTGTGCTTACTAATGAGCAGGTCGTGCAGTTGGTAAAAGAAGGAAAGCTAGGTCAGAAAATTAATAACACCAAAGATTAATAAGCTGTGAACCCGACACAGTCCTAGAACAGATCGGGTAAAGAGAGAATTATGACCGCTGAAATTGCAATTTTAAATCCACATGGTGTGGCATTAGCTGCGGATAGTGCAGTAACTATCGGATCTCAAAAAATTATTAATAGCGCGATTAAGCTATTTTCACTTTCCAAAACAGAGCCTGTAGGCGTAATGGTTTATGGAAATGCTAATTTATTAAATATTCCTTGGGAAACTTTAATTAAGATTTATCGTAAAGAACACGCAAAAAATCGTTTTGAAAAACTCGAAAATTATGCGGAAAGTTTCTTATCTTTCTTGAAAGCAAGAGTAACTATTTTTGACCTAAATATCCAAGATCAATGGCTTGAAAAGCAAATAATTTTTATTTTTGATTTTATAAAAAACCAATTACAAAATGATGTAACACAAAAGATTGTACGAGGAGAATCTGTAACTGCGGATGATGAAGAAAAATTTATTATAGAAATTTTAACAAAAATTAGGGATTTCCATTCTGGTTATGAACCTACATGGTCAGGAGACATTTCTCCTGCAAAATCAAAAATAGAATTAGTTAGCGAACCTATAATCAAACATTACTTTAAGGAATTCTTGAAAAATAGTGATGTAATTTCACTGCTTAATGAAATTGTAATTTTAACTGTAACGAATAATGGCTTTATTGAAGCATCTACTGGATTAGTAATCTCAGGGTTTGGTGATGATGATATTTTCCCTTCAGTAATTACTTATCAAATCTCTGGATACTTTGAAAACACACTAATTTACAAAAAAGATGAAGAGAAAACTATTGTTAATACAAATTCTGGAATGAGATCTGGAATTATTGCTTTTGCTCAAGAAGATGTAGTGCAATCTTTTATTAGAGGATTTGATCCAGAGTTACATCAATTCACCATAGAATATTTAGATTCAATGCTTACGGAATTTTTGAAAAAAACTCCTAATCTAAATCCTGTTGAAATTTCACAATTAATTAATAAATCAAAAGCCATGCTGAATGATTTTAATACCACCTTACAACAAGAAATTAGGGATAGACACTTAACGCCAATGATAGATATGATTGGTGTGCTGCCTAAAGATGAATTAGCGACAATGGCAGAAACTCTAGTCAACATTACAGCATTTAAGAGGAAAATGGCTTATTCAAGCCTAGAAACAGTTGGAGGACCTATTGATGTGGCTGTTATTTCAAAAGGCGATGGGTTAGTATGGGTAAAAAGGAAGCAGTATTTCCCCTCTAATCTAAATCAGCACTTCTTTGACAATTATTTTAAGGATTAAGAAATGAAAGAAAAAAACCACATCAAACAACAAGTTAATGCAATTCAGTCTGTTGTATTTCAAAATAAAAGCAGTAGCCTGGATAAAATGTTTAAACGTGAAGAGATTAAAACTTATGCAGCGGACTTAGCAAAGCAGAATGTCGCTAAACAATTCTTACAGACTTAATATCTTCTATAATAAGAAGACCCACCCTGTGTGGGTTTTCTTTTTTAATATATTCAAATTTTCCCTGATATTATGGGATTAAGACTTTGTGCCAACATTGATCTTAAATAACCATTAATATCGGAGAAAATATGAAAACTGAAATCATAGAAGCTCTAGCGTTAGAGCTTACTAAGGCAACCATTGCTGATACTGATCCTTCAACCATCAATATAAAAAGTGCTGATCTTTGGGTTAAAACCTACCAGGAATCACTGAAAGCGGTAGAAGAAGCTTTAAAAGAACTTAAGCCAAAGCCTAAAGCCACATCAAAACCCATTTCAGGAATGAGCTAACCCTGATTACTCACACTCTACTATACTCAGCTTGCAGTTATTCTTGGTGGCAAAGTCATCAAGAATAGCTTTCAGCGCATACGCGTTCCGAAGCGTGCACTCTATTTTGAAAGCGGCTGTGCAATCACCAAAAAGAATCTTTTCAGCACGATCAACTTTTTCTTCTAGTTGATCAATATTACTTTCCTGAAGCAGTAGTTTCTCAACCATCTGCTTGCGCCATTCAAACATTTCTTCGCCTAGACTCATTTCTATCACCTTTGATAGTTGGGTTTTCTTTTGTCTATTAAAGCATAAAAGTAAGCTTTCTTAAATTAAAATAAGATTTCTTATTGACAATAAAACTAAGTTTTCTTATATTTATCTCGTAGACATCAAAAAAGCACACCGCCCCTCCCCAGGTCCGATGTGCTTTTGCAAACTGCGAGATCAATTATGAACGTAAAAGCTACCCCTTTCAACTCCTTTGCATTTGTCAGCATGGCTGCTCTTGCAATCTCAGGTGGTTCTTTAGTTGCTTGCCAATTGCAGCCAGCTTTCCAAGCAAAAGAAGCCCCTTCTCTATTTACCCCTAAGACTCAACCAAGTACTTACGGTGTGTTGACCGCGAAAATCACAGGTAAACATTCTGGCGTTGCTGTAATTAAATTAGATAGCTTCCGTTTAAACGTTAGCTTTGATTTTGAAGCTCATCCAGACAGTTACGGCGTTCCGGGTTCTGAATTTACCGCTGTTGATATTACTCAACTCACAGTAAATGAAATTACTGATGTTAACGGTAAGTCATATAACGATTTCACCGAATTTGAAGACATCCGCAACATCAATGACCTTCTAAAAGGCTTCATCGAACGTAACAAGTTGGTGGAGGCTTAAAGATGACTCATTTCAAAAAACACCCTGACGGCTACATGTCATTTTTAGGCCGTGATGATAAGGGCCTCTACTCTGTTCGTATTGGCTGGCAAGTGTACGCATCTAATGCTAATGGCTCAGTTCTTTACAAAGTTAAAGACGGATTTAAGACGCCTTTAAATGTGTTCAGGTTCCAAACTGACTATCCAAAAGTTTGGAATGAACTCACACAAGAAATTGATTTCCAACGCAGAAAGCAGCTCGCAATAAAACTGCGTGAAACAAACATCCCTACTTATGACCGCAAAGCTTATAAAACTAAGCGCGGCTTCACCGGCTCTAGATGAGGATAAGAAAAATGACAACTGAAAACTCAAAAGACAACTTACATATCTGGAATGCAGTTAAGCAAACGCCTACCAATTTTCTTAAAAAAATTGAGTTTGGTTATTTAAAAGGTAAATCAGATATTAACCCTCAATGGCGATTAATGGCTATGACTCAGGCCTTTGGTCCCGTTGGTCATGGCTGGACTTATAGACATGTACGTTTATGGTCTGAAACTGCTCCAGATGGAACCATTATGGCTTTTGCTGAAGTAGCAGTAAAAACCAAGATTGATGGTGTTTGGGGTGAGGAATTTTTCGGCAACGGCGGTTCAGCAATTGTTGAAGTTCAAAAGGGCAAATTAGTAGCGATTGATGAAGGTTATAAAAAGGCCGTTACTGATGCTCTTGGTGTAGCGTTTAAAGCTATTGGTGTGGCAGCTGATGTCTACCTCGGTAATTTTGATGGAAGTAAATATCTATACAACTATGACTATGCCTATCTAGAGCAAAATGCCTCTACCCCAGCAGGTCAAAATACAAATCAAAATAATCAGACAATCGCTCAGGGTGGTAACCAGAAGCCGCCTCGTACTCAGGACCAACTATATCAAGATGCATTAAAAGCAATTAAAGATGCACCAGACACCAACATCTTAAATGCTGCGATTAAGAAGTTTAAAGGTACTACGTATGAGGCGGGTATCAATAGAGCATGCCAAGCACGTGCCGATCAGATGGGTTGGGCACCTAAAAACAATCCTCAGCAAGTTCAGCAACAACAGTCGTTACATCACTAAAAGGAGAGCTATTTATGTCTAACTTACTAACTGCAGCTGAAGCATTTGCAGCTCTTCAAAACGGTAAAACTGTTCTATGTCGTCCAGCCGGAGACATGTTGGACTTTGCCGATTTAGATCAATTCCCCGCTTCTGTTTTTGGCAAACCGGGTTTTGAATTCTGCATCAAAATCGAAACTATTGAACTGGCTGGCATTACATTCACAAAGCCATTAACTATTGATGAGTATGAAGACGGTCAGGAAGTTTTTGTAATCAGTACATATTCACCTACGGTCTATGTTTTAGATTTCAAAACTAACGCATTAATTGATTCTATTAACAGTGGCTTCGTTCAACGTGATGCAGAAAACGCCAAGCTTCAATTAAAAGCTTTTTCAAAAGCACTCGGTATTGAAATCAACAATGATTTAAGTGTTATTCGTCTTGGTGAGGAACCTAAAAAACAGAGAGGCAAAAAATCAAAAGCTGAGCCAGTGGCAAAAGTAATACCTTCTGAAGTTTTCCCTGCAGATAAACAGCCAGCGATTGTTATTACAGAACAAACTAATGTCACAGCTTCCGAAGACCTATTAACTCCAGTTACTAACGAACTTAATATTAAGCCGAATGTTAATGCCCAATTTGAAATTTTGCTTGATGCAATCCGTATTTGCCAGTCAGAAAAAGAGCTAGATTCAACTTGTGCGAATCTTGAAAAAGAAGGCTTTACTCAAGAGCAAATTGACCAAATAAATCTGGCTAAGCAAGAACGATTAATTGAACTCGATTTTATTGAAATGGATGCTGCTGATACAGCTAGTGAACAAGTTTTTTCTGATTTAGATGCGCAAGCAAATGATGAAGTGGCAACCATTTCAATGCCTGAAAATTATGAATCATTAGTTCAAAGCATCCAGAACTTTCATACCCCTGAAGAAGTTAATAGTGTTATCCGTTACACCACTAAATGGACGGAGGAACAACGTAAGCCACTATTAAATGAAATGCACAAACGCCTTGCAGAGTTAAAGCAAACAAAACAAGAAGATGATGGATTATCACCTTTAATCGTCCGCCTCCAATATGCGGCAGATCTAAAAACGCTTGAAGAATTAGAGTTAGAAATTCCTTCACGCCATCAAGACGTTCATAAAACCTTATGGAATATGGCCAAAAAGCGCCGTAGTCAACTCAATGCGGCCGCTCATGAACCAGCATATCTTTTAGAGGATGGCCTCTAATATGAAAGATCAGTACAAGAAAGTGAGCCAAAAACACATGCTTGGTTTTATGTACTACTTGCAATTGCTGGGCTACGTAATAGTCCGGCAAGGCATGGATCAAGCAATGTTTCTAACCAAACATTATGCGGTACCAGTCGCTTGGCGCCGCATAACGATCGACTATCACAACCGATTAAATAAACCGGCACAACAACTTTATAAAGAGTTTGTTGAGTGGACTAAAGAAGAATATTTGAGGGCTTAGGTAATGATTGATCTAAATAAAAAAAGAGAAGCTTTTGAAAGATTTCATGCCAAAGAATGTAATTGCAGTTATGAAAGTTTAAAACGTCAACTAGATAGACAAGAGGCACTAACAGGACACAGATATTTACCAACTAGTCCTCGTCATGAAGCTTGGTTGATTTGGGATGCCGCATGGAATGACGCCAGTGCTCAGGTGTTGCCAACTTGGATCAGCATGGATGATGAATGGCCGCCTACTGACATAATGGTACTTATTTGTTGGGCTGATGCACCTGATGTTACCCCCGAACAAGACTATATGACTATTGATGAAGATTTAAATAGTGTATGGGCAAATTATCATAATGATGCGCCTTCACACTGGATGCATTTTCATAGTGTGCCAAACGTATCTGGAGCTGCTAATGAGTAAGGTTATTGGTGAAGTTAATTTGAATCCTAGCCGTATTGAAGGCACTCCGGATCAGATAGCGGTTCATATTTTTAAAGAAGTTATTTGCCCAAGTACTGAAGAGCTTCTCAAGAATAATCCTGAGGCAGCAAAGGTCTTTGCATACCATATTTTTGGTTTGGCGCTTTCTCAGCTAGCCGAATTCCATTCAACTAAAAGTTTAGATAAAGCTGTAACCGTTACTCTTCACAACCTTTTGCGTCAGTTGAAGAAAGAACGCAATGAGTTGAGGAACTAAAGGATGAGTGGATTAAAAGTTAAAACATGTAATTTTTGTGATGACGGGAACGGTGAATGCATTTTCCCCTATTACGGCCTTGCCCCTCATATTCATACGAAGCCAATTGGCGGTACTGAATTTATAGATGTTTCATTACCTGAAAACTTTAGTCCTGATGGGGATGGTTTAGGCATATATACACACTGTCTGAATTGTGGGGGTGATGGCACATATGAAGGCATCCAGTTAGAAGTTAAAGCGGAAAGTAAGGAGGGCTAATGTGGATAAATATCTGACATCTAACAATGTGTGTGAGATGTTTCATATTACTAAACGCACACTTAATCGGTGGGAAATTAACACACCTTGGGGGATTCCATTCCCAGCCCCAGCATTAAGTTCTGAGGGCGGAACAATGAAAAGATACCTCGCTACTGATGTAATGAAGTGGGAGGAAGAATGCCAGCAAAAGAAGCAACTAAAAAAAGCTATATAA